CTACTCGGATGATGCCTTTTCAATTCACCGTGCATACGGTGAATTATGACCAGTTAATCTGGATGATACTAATCCATTAAAGATAGAGAAAACAGTTGTGAGCGCTAGCGATACAACAGACTTGCGTAGCAAGTCTTAAATTGCTTAGAAGAATGGCATACCTGTTTTCTTAACAACTTCCATGTTGCTTTCAATAATTCTGCCAATGGTTTCTCGTTCGTTCTGACTGAGATACATGGCTTCCTCGTAACTTAATCCTCCGCGCATGTACCAAGCTAGTGTGAGTGCTTCTTTTTTTAGGGCTTTTGACTCTTTATCGTAGCCATCTAGCAAGGCTACAATTTCATCATTGGTTAATGTCAAAAGCCTTGCGCGAAAAAACTTGCGTAATCAAACTGTAATGGCACTGTGAATTCTTTCTTACACTCATAGCAAGCTACTGGTTGAGATGGAACTGCGCCTTGTTGATTTAACTTAATCAGCTGATCTTTAATGTTTTTTAATATGCTGCCTTTGGCATTATTATAAAACTCTTTGATGTACGCGATATCGCGTACTCGTACACCATCTTCAATTTCAATGTATTCTGTGCAATGAGCAGCGGACTCGAGCCCAAATTCAATTATGCGCTGCATGCTCTTGGCCACTAGCTGCATCTTGTCTGGTTCTGCCATTGTAGAATCATTGACTGCTTGTATCATTTTTTGTTCTTCAAAATTGATGGCATCAGTCTGATTTGACCCAAAATAGATCTGAGATTTAAGTTTTATTTTTAATTCGTCAATTGCAATTGGGTGTGAGTAATCGGGGCATTGTATTCCGCCTAGACAATTGATCAAATCCAGCGCATGACTGTTTTTTTCGTTGCAGTGTGGGCAAGTGGTTTCAACATCCATCTGCTGTCCGTAGCTGGCAATGCGAATAGCAATCAATATGGCATCTACATCCACTGTGGGTGTTTTCCACGCATCTACAATGTTTGGGCAACAGCTTTCAATAACGCTGACTACCCCGCTGCCGTTCATGAGTGCATCTGGAGTTCTTAGCGTAACTTCATCCCTAGTAGTCATGGGATAAATGGGAATTTCACCGTTGACTGGCAAATTCAGTGACCCTTCTGCCCAGAATTTGCCTGCCCCGGGTAATTTGATGTAGATTGCAGGCTGTCTAAAGTACTTGGCTAGGGGATTAGCGGCGGTATTTGGTAAAGTAGTTGTTTCCATGTTTTTGATTCCGGTAAATAATTGATACACTATATTTATAGGCTACAAACTCATGAGTGATCCAATTACATCTGAACAGATGGAAAGACTTTTTGCAAGATTCTTTGGGGATGCTCACGTCGACCCCGCTGAGCGGGCCGCCAGCGAATCTGTAGAAGAATTTAGCAAGCGTATCAAAGAGGGTACTAAATCGATGAGAGAATCGATTTCGGTTAGCAAAACCATCATGAATATTGCTGACGGTCAGAAAACTGGCATGATGGACGTCACGGATGCAATGAAAAAGCTAGATGACGAAATCAAGGCACTTGAAGATACTGTGCATGCCACAGATGATGTAATGGGCCGTGCCAATAGAGATAATAAAGTAGCAGTAGCCAATAGAGCAAAAGTTGGGTTAGCTGCAAGAGCTGCCCTAAGTAATGCCACTGCGGCTGTGGCAAATTTTGCTGTAGCATCCATAGACATTGCATTCAATCTGGCCATGGCCAGTATGGACTTCCAAAAATCTCTATTGAGTAACGCAAGTGGCGTAGAGATTGCTGGACAGGCCAGCATGGCACTGGCCAAGGCCGAAGGCGAAGCAGCAATTGCAGCAGCTGAGTTCACTAGAGGTCTTGGTAGTGCAATATCGCAATTGGGGCTGCTAGCCGGAAGCCGCGGTATAATAGGCAAAATTGGTATAGCTGCGGCGGTAGTTGGTACCGGCATGCAGATATACGGGTCAATACAGGCCAATATAGCTAAGAAAGCTATGGAACTTGAACAAAAACGCCTAGACATATTAAAAACAGCACTTGAGGCACAACGCAAGAGCTACATGGATATTACCGCAGCCGGTATTGTGCTAGCAGGAGGCATGACGCAGATGCGTAAGGATGCTAGCCGAGCCGGATTAACAGTTGAGCAGTTTGCTAAAGCACTCAAAGACAGCAAAGATGATCTAGTGTTTTTGGGTATGGGTTTTGGTGAAGCTTCAACTAAATTATCAAACGTTGGTGCTGCAATTAAAAAGTCTGGAGTTGATACACAGTTAATCAAACTGGGATATGGGTTTGAAGAACAAGCCAGTCTAGCAGCATCCATGATGGCAAATCAAAAAGCAGCAGGTGATTATAGGGCCCGCACTGATGCCGAAGTTGCTCGTGAAACACTAGCATATGGTAAAAGCCTAAAAATACTATCTGACATCACTGGCAAAGATGCAAAAAAAGCAGTAGAAAAAGCTAGAACTGATGCCATGCGACTTGAAGTCAGCAGCAAGCTAACAGCCGAGCAAAATGCAAGATTTCAGGGTGCATTGAGATCTATGCCTGAAGAGTTACAAAAAGGATTTATTGAAAAGATATTAACTGGTGGCACAGTTATAGATCAGAACACTAATATATTGTTAGCTAATAACAAACAAGCTGGTGTTTATTTAGATGAAGCCATGAACAACGTTATGAACTCTAGTAAAACTGGAGATCAAGTGGCTCAGGACACTCTAGCTGCTGGTGGTAAATTAGGTGAATCGGTGAGAAACATGGATTCAACTATTAACACCGCAGGCGTACTAGTAGGCGGGCTAGCTGGGCAATTTGGTGAGTTTACCAATAAACTGATATTGCATACTAACTATACAGAAGCAGCAGCAAACAAAGCAAAAGAAAATGCCGATAAATCTGCTAATAATCAAGCAGCGTTGGATGTAAATGTAGCTGCACTTGAGGTTGGCGTACAACGACTTAAGGTCGCACTACAAGAACAATTAACAGGAGCCATTACAGCATTTGCAATTGAAGCACTTGCCGCAGCAAAAACAATGAATTCAATTTCAGGCATGACTATGGCATTAACTGAAAGTATGTGGGATAAAGTTAAACGAGTTGGCCTAGCAGTGGGCGAAGGTGCTATTGCTGGTGGTACTGCTGGTCTAATGATAGGTGGAACTGTTGGTACTGCAATTGCCCCGCTTGCAGGGACAGCAGTTGGTGGTGCAAGTATGGGTGCAGCAGGTGCAGTAGTGGGCGGTGTGCTGGGCGGCGTTAAAGAAATGTTTTTTAGCGAAAAAGGCAAAAAACTAGGAGGTGTTTCTGACGGACCTGCTAGTGGTTATATGGAAAAACTGCACGGCCCGGAAGCGATTGTTCCGCTTGAAGGTGGGCGCACAATACCAGTTACTCTAAACATGACAAATATATCTAGCATGATCAATGATATAATTAACAGTAAATCTGCTACGACCGCTGCATCTGCAATGGGCCCTGTGGGTGGATTGCTAGGTGCTGGCATGTCTATGTTAACTGGCGCTAATAAAAAAGACCCATCAGACCTCATGCAAGAGCAAATTAATTTAATGAAACAGTTTATTGATACTACCACACAGCAATTGAGTTACTTACGAGAATCCAAAGATCTACAGCAGCAATTAGTCTACAACTCACACTGATTGTATATAAATACAAGTTAACATAGAAATTTCACATGGCAGAACCCAAAACACAAACAGGCGGAAGTTGGAAAAAGTATTTCCGTACGGCCGGTACCGGCAACTCCATGAGCCCAATTGGCAGTGGGGCAAATGCTGCGATGGGTGGAGACATGAAGTACAGCAACTATCAAAGTCAGCTGCCAGAAATTTACATTGGTCACCCCAATAGACTAGAACGCTACAATCAATACGAACAAATGGACATGGACAGCGAAGTTAACGCTGCCCTGGACATCCTGGCTGAGTTTAGCACTCAACCACATGAAGAAACCAATTTACCATTCGATATACACTACAAAGAAGAACCTACCGATAACGAAATCAAAATTATCAAAGAGCAGCTACAGCAGTGGGTTACATTAAATGAATTCAACAAGCGCATGTTCAAAATCATGCGTAATACCATCAAGTACGGCGATCAAGTGTTTATCCGTGATCCAGAAACATTTAAATTGTACTGGACTGAGATGAGCAAAGTGGTCAAGATCATTGTAAACGAAGCAGAGGGTAAAAATCCTGAGCAGTATGTAATCAAAGACTTGCAACCTAACTTCCAAAACATGACTGCTACTGCGTTGAGCACTACAGATACATATACCAACAGTCCGCAAACTGGTGGAGGTGGCGGCAGTTACACACAGCCTAGAACTCCTTATACTGGCGGCAGTAGATTTAGTCATGCACAGAACGAAGCAGTAATTAATGCAGAACACATAATCCACGTGGGACTTACAGAAGGGTTAGACACATTCTGGCCATTTGGTAACAGCGCACTGGAAAATGTCTTTAAGGTATTCAAGCAGAAAGAACTGCTAGAAGATTCCATCATTATCTATCGGGTGCAACGTGCGCCGGAGCGTAGAGCGTTTTATATTGACGTGGGCAACATGCCCAGTCACATGGCCATGGCCTTTGTTGAACGTGTTAAAAACGAAATTGCACAGCGCAGAATTCCTACACAAACTGGCAACGGTACTACCAACATGATGGATGCTACCTACAATCCCCTGAGCACCAACGAAGACTTCTTCTTCCCACAAACAGCAGACGGGCGTGGCAGCAAAGTTGAAGTCTTACAAGGTGGGCAGAACTTGGGCGAGATCACAGACCTGCGATTCTTTACCAACAAGTTGTTCCGTGGCTTGCGTATTCCCAGCAGTTACTTACCCACAGGTACAGATGACGGAAGTCAAACCTACAATGATGGCAAAGTGGGCACTGCATTAATCCAAGAATGGCGCTTTAACCAGTACTGCAAGCGGTTGCAGAAGATGGTAATTGAAAAATTTGATACAGAATTCAAGATGTTCATGCGCTGGCGTGGCATTAACATTGATGGGCAGTTGTTTGATCTCATGTTTAATGAGCCACAAAACTTTGCACAGTATCGCCAGGCCGAAGTAGATGGTGCTAGAATTGGTACATTTACACAGCTAGAAGCTTTTCCTTACTTCAGTAAACGTTTCTTGATGAAACGTTACTTGGGTATGAGTGAGCAGGAAATGAGCGAAAACGAAAACATGTGGCTGGAAGAGCGCGGCGATGCAGAAAACGCCCCAACAGACGATTTAGGTTTGCGCAGCGTGGGTGTTACTCCCGGAGGACTAGATTCAGATCTTGGTGCAATCACCCCCCCCGAAGGCGGGGAAGAAGGCGTTGGTGGTGCCCCGGGTTCTGCACCAGGGGGCGCTCCTGGGGATATGGGTGCAGCAGCTCCGGCCCCGGCGCCAACTTAATTGAAATTTAGTTAAATAACACTATGTATGTAACTGAACTATTCGCGCCTACTCCTACTGGATACTCTACAGAAAAAGAGGATAATACTGTTCTTAAATTAAGTGATCTACGTAAAAGTAGACTTAGTCTAGAACAGTTAAACCGCCTTAGGATTATGAATGATGTTCGCAAACTTGAGCACGAACAAAAGCTAAAAACAGTGGCTACCCAGTATAAACCACCTGTCGAAGCCCCATCTTTATAATGTTTTGCGGATTAGTCCGCAAAAACCATTAAAAAACACCCATTATAACCAAAATATTTGTATATTATGTAAATAATGTACAAGCTTCATTATTAACAAGGAGTTCTCATGAACAAGTATGAACAATTAATTGAATTTATTATCAATGAACAAGAAGATAAAGCACGTGATCTTTTCCATCAATTGGTGGTTGAGAAAAGCCGCGATATTTACGAGAGTCTCATTGACGAAGAAGATTTCGACGAAAGCATTGGCGGAAACCAAGTACAAGGCATTATGAACGATGTTACTACTGACGAATCCGGTATGCAAGAAGAAGAAGAATTAGGTGATGAGCCAATGGATAGCGACACTGACGAATTAGGTGGCGACGATCTAGGTGGTGACGACATGGGCGACATGGACGACATGGGCGGCGAAGAAGGAACACCAGAAGAAAAAATTGAAAACACCATCATGGACTTAGAGTCTGCTCTTGATGAACTTAAAGCTGAATTTGACCAGTTGATGGGCAAAGACGGTGGTGACGACATGGGCGGAATGGACGACATGGGCGGTGACGACATGGGTGGTGAATTTGGTTCTCCTGGCACCGAAGACGAAAGCATCATGCGCGAGTATGTTGAAGATCACGGACAAGTTTACAAGCAGGCCCCAGCTACTGGTGAAGGCAAGACTGTTGGTAAAGGCGGCGACGCTCCTGCTCTTAACAAGCAAAGCATTGTAGCCAAGCCAAACAGAATGAGCAATTCTAACGATTTGCTTAAAGGTGGTACAGAGCAAGCTGCTGATGGCAAGCCAACCCCGACACCAAACAACCAGTACACTAAAGGTCGTGGCGAATTAAAAGGCGCAGGTTCTTTTGAGAACACTCCTAATGCACACACCAAAGGTTACACAACTCGTGCTACCAGCTATGAAAAAGCTAAAGGCAAAGAAGGCGAAACTACTGACGGTAAATTGCCAGTAACTAGCAAGAGCGTAGTTGGCGGAAAAATTCGTTAATAGTCACTTATGGTAGCTTATCTAAGAGAACATCTTACATTTGACAACGCCAGGATGGAAGTCCTGGCGGAAGCTTCCAGTGATGGAAGCTCGGGTAAGAATTACTACATGAAAGGCATTTTCATCCAAGGTGGTGTTAAGAACGCTAACCAGCGCGTTTACCCAACTGATGAGATTGCTCGTGCAGTAGGTACTATTGACAAGCAGATTAAAGAAGGTTACAGTGTTCTAGGTGAGTTAGATCACCCTGAAGACTTAAAAATCAACTTGGATCGTGTTTGCCATATGATCACTGACATGTGGATGGATGGCCCTAATGGCTTTGGTAAGTTAAAAATATTGCCTACTCCAATGGGACAACTGGTTATTACCATGTTGCAAAGCGGAGTTAAGTTGGGCGTTAGCAGCAGAGGTAGCGGCAATGTCAACGAAGGTAACGGACAAGTTAGCGAGTTTGAAATAGTAACTGTAGATATTGTAGCACAACCCAGTGCCCCTAACGCATATCCAAAAGCCATCTATGAAGGCCTAATGAATATGTCGGGTGGCAATAAAGTTTTAGAAATGGCAGGAGATGCCCGGACTGATCCAAAAGTGCAACGGTACCTTAAGCAAGAAGTATTAAAAGTAATTGCTGATTTAAAATTATAAAGTAGAAAATTTCCAGTAACCCAACTGGGTTATTTGAAACCTTGCCAAACTGCAAGATGATTACTGAAAAAGTAAACAGTTTAGAACAGGAGAACCACAATGTTCGATACATTGAAACCATTGTTAGATGCCAGCATTGTCAACGAGG